ATGAAAACGCAGGGCGAACTCTTTTCAGATATCGAAACGGAACTGCGCTTGATTCGAACTCGAACACTAGACATAATTAGAAACATAGACCGAGCAGAAGTATATATGAAAAACATAAAGGAAGGTATGAAAGATGAGAAGCTTGAGTGAAAGTTGGTTGTTCAGACACAGGTTCGGGACGTTGATTGTGACGCTGATACTGTTCTTTTCAGTATTGGGAATGTTTTTGGCGTCGTTCGTCAATGTCCCGGCGGGGCACGTGGCGATAATCACGTCGGCTCCGAACGGAAATAACATAGGTAGGATGTATGACGAAGGCTGGCATTTCGACCTCGGCTTTATGTTTTGTGATGTTGAAATTATAAGATACAACACGCAGAGCATGGAGTTCACGATTGTTGGAACGGAGGACGTATTAAGTGTTCACGGTCCTATCAATGTGAGAAGCGCAGACAACCTCGAAGTGCACCTGGACATGACAATCATATACAGTCTGCCGAAGGAGAAAGTGTCCGAGATACGGCTCGAATATGGAGACTATAAGCAGACCATATTGGACCAGTATGCGCGGAGCGTTCCACGGGACATGGCATCCGAGTTCAATGCGCTAGATATGGCGGGGCCTAACCGGATACAACTTGAGGAACGAATAAGGACGGAGCTGAGAACACAACTCGGTCAGTACAATATAGTGGTTGAGGACGTCCGGCTTCGAGAGATACAGCTTCCCGCAGAAGTCAATGCGGCTGTGGAGCGCAAGAAGGTTGCGGAGCAGGATTGGATTGCGGCCAACTATACCGCGTCCAGAATGATAGTCATAGCAGAGGGTCAAGCAACTGCGCTGGTTATCAATGCCACGGCACAGGCACAGGCGGTATTGATATCTGCCAACGCCACCGCCGAGGCGATTGACTACGTAATGACCTCTCTGCTCGCGGCTGACCCGAACGCTACCATCGAAGATTACCTGACGCTGATGTACATCTTCGCGTTGACCGACCCAGACGGGAATGTGTCGTACATCGTGTTCCAGGGCGACAGCGAAACCCCAATCATCCTCAACCCGGAGGCGTGAGGATGAAACTCCTTTTTCTAGCCATTTTGGCGCTCGGTCTCATTTTTATCTCATATCTTATCTGGATGAATGTCAAGTACGGATTTCTGAAAAAGAAGGATGAATAGATGCCATCTTTTAAATGTTTGGATTGTGAGAACAGATGCACCGTCCTTACTAGGGGGATATGGAAACCGGCTTCGTGCGTGTGTAAATATGACGAAGACAATCTCTTGGTGACGTGGAAGCCGGACAGCAACCGAGGCGTGGTTTATTTCCTCTTGGGGTACGGCGCGCTGATTTGCGCGGTCACGGTTATCGTATTCAAATTTGTGTTGTGATAACATGATAGTCCTAAAACTCGAAACCAAAATAGAGCGTGTTGTGGATGGCTGGCACTACCCGCCGAGGGTTATAGAGTCTGACGAAATAGTGCTGGAAGAGTGACGAACATGGTAAAAATGCTGGTGAGCATCTTTGACAAACAAGGCACTCTCATATCTAACGAGTGGATTACAACCGTCGCGGAGGGAAAAACTTTCATTGATTATTGGATAACTGAGTACGGGGCCGACCCCAACAACCTTTTAAACTATGATTTCACAATAACATTTTATCCGGACTGAGCACATGACCTATGAAAATTGGAGCGTTGTTAAAAAGTGGCGTATGCGGGGGAAGCGGAACACGCACCTGTGTATCATTTGTGAATACAAAACCATACGAACGCGATGGCTGACCGCATATGTTTCCATACCACGCACACATAAGTGGTATAGAAAGGACGAAGAAAAACTGGATGTAAATGTTCGCGGGGGGCTGACGTTCTCAGGAACAATGCTGACATGGTTTGGTAGCCGATGGTTCATCGGGTGGGATTACGCTCACATATGCGATTGCATAGATATTGACCGAGCCGATTGTGAAGAACACCAGCTCTATTGGACGGTTGAAGAAGTCGAAGCGGAAGTGCGCGAATTCGTTGAAAAATATCTTTGAGTTGATATTGTGGAAGACGACAGGCATTGTGACTGGCGCGGAAGATGCAAACGAAAACCATATGTAGACGTGTTTCCATTTAAAAAGAAGCCAGAGGCCGAACGCGAACTCCCGTGCGACACCGTAGAATTCGTGGGCGGGTGGTCATACCTGTGTTACTGGCACTTTCAATATGAGCGCATAATATATAATATCAAACATCTTTTCGGTCTCACGGATTTGTATCTCGGATACGGGTACGCAGAGACCACGGAAGAATACTTGAAACAATTGGAGGAAGAGGCGAATGACGAATAAAGGATTCTATCACAACATCCACGGGGATGCGTTACACAACCTTATGATATTCGAAGTCAAGTGCTACATATTGAAGCACGGCGGGGTTATTAAGGATACCAAGGTATTTAAAGACCGCGCTTGTAAGTGCGAGCCAGACATATTCTTCGAGATTGAAACGAGGGGCGTACGTGGTAACAAGCGTTCGAAAATCGAGGAAATATATGTGATTGAAATCGAGACCAACGCCACAACCGAAAGTATTAAAAGGAAGTACGAACAATACAAGGAGTCGTATAGGGGGCTGACGGATTTGCTGGTGCTCGACATGAATAAGGATTACAAAAAGTTTGCCGCCGATAGTGGCTGGGAAACGGACGTTGATATCTATAACGACGTTGCTCTTATGAGAGCGTTCATTAAAATGAGAGTGTTACTTTGAAGAAAACATATTGCGACGGGTGCGGAAAGAAAATACCGGACTCAGAATTCGTATCTGAAATAAAGTACGCCGACTTTCACGGGCTGGGGACGGTGATGGAACATAAAGAACTGTGCAGAAAATGTCTGTTCCAGATAATCGAGATGTTCGATTGGGATGATATCTGATGATGGATTGGAAAGAAGTCGAGCGCAAGGTTTTCATCTTTTTCAAAGAGCATCCAGTACACGCATTCCGCGCAGACACGATTGCCGACTATCTGGGCCTTACTGAAAAAGAGGTTCGCGATGCTATCTCCCATCTTCGAGTGCTGGAGATTATCGAAGTCCGGTATCAGTATGCGACGGCGGAGCTGGTCGCGCTCGTGGACGACATGACGAAGGAGAAGTGAGTAGATGGCTGAGGAACGGAAGTCTTGGGCAAGTTGGAAACGCAAGTATCAGAAGGAAGTAATGGCCGACCTAAAGACTTGGTTCGTAGAGGAGCGGAGCATCGGTGACAGATTCAGTGTGACGTTAGACCCGTGCGGTGGATGCTCCAAATATGTGAAGCATCGCCGAGAATGTGGCTCTTCATGGGCCAAGTGTAAAGGCAAGCACTGGCAACCAAGGGAGAAGTGAGTAGATGGCTGAGGAACGGAAGGTCGACATAGAGCAGATTGAACGAGCAGTAATATGGTGGCAACAGCAAAGCTTCATTTCCGACCCGTTTCGCAGAACACACGGCCTGACATGTGGGGCGGACCACGGACATCACGTCCTCCTGTTTCCCATCCGGTCTGATGATGGGCGGATAGTTCTCAGATGCCCAAACGCGAACTGTGCTTACGAACAAACACACATTCCTCCCGTAGTTTTCAGGGCGTATGAGCGGGCTCAAAAGTCTCGCGCAGGCAACCAAGGGAGAAGTGAGTAGCGTGGCACAAGAGAGGGTCATGGTTTGCATGGATTACAATGGAATGACCACGATAGAGGACTTGATTCGAGGCAGACCGACTTGGGAAGGCAATGAAAAGGATGCCATCAAGGAACTTAAAAAGATACTCAAGAGAGTGGGTGAGTAGGCATGAGGACGGAGGATGAGATACGGGCGCGACGAAATACCGACCACTACCGTGCAGAAACCTCGGTCACTTTCCACTGTGAAATCGACGGAGACATCTGTGACCAGGAAGAGGGCACATTCACTGACCAGACCCCCGACTGTTGTGATTGCGAGAAGCATAAGAAATGGGTACTCAACGACAAGGGCGGTGAGTAGATGGCGAAGGCGACAAAGTACCGGGGCCGATAGAGGGGGCATGAAGTGAGCCAACTCACCTTGGATCGTTTCGTGGAGAACGGATGCGCGCACCGTACTATCAGCGTCCACAACGGATATGCCTACTGCAACGAGCCCGTACATCTGAGCAAGTGGGGGTGCGCCTGTTATTGCCCTCCTGTCGGTTGCGGAGACCCTCCGGTCTGCCAAGTAGGAAAGGGGGCATAGCATGACGACAGTAGGCGAGGGGGCGAGGCGGGAACCGAAGTGCCAGGACTGTGAGCACGAGCCCGAGTACGGAGAGAGCATATCACCGGATGGGAAGGACTGGTGCTACGACTGTGGGTTCAGTAGGTTCAAGCCGAAGAAGCGCGAGG